TTAGGTAGAGATTCTAGTGGTGCAGGGGTAGTAGAAGAAATAACACCTGCTAATTTACGCACCATGATAAACGTAGAAGATGGTGCTACCGCAGATCAAACTAATGCAGAAATAAAAACTGCATACGAAGCTAACTCAGATACAAACGTTTTTACTGATGCAGAAAAAACAAAATTAAGTAACGTTGAAACAAATTCCAAAGACGATCAAACTGCTAGTGAGATCAAGACTTTATACGAATCAAACAGCAATACAAATGCTCTTACAGATGCAGAAAAAACAGTTATTGATGGTGTTACTGCAAACACAAGTGAACTAAATAAATTAGATGGTTTCACAGGCTCTACTGCTGATCTGAACCAAGTATCAGGAATGTCTAAACAGACTACTATTACCAATAGTGATAGTCACTT